AACTCTAACTACTATAATCCTATAGTGCTAGTAGGTGTAGGTTGCAAACCCTACTTTAACATACCTTCATCTCACTTTCTTAAGCAAGTGAGGAATCTAGTTGTGATACATAGATATCACAATAAGATACAGTAGGAATCGTTCCAGATGTTCCAAGGGTAATTCCTGCAGTACCTACAGACAGGCCACTATACTTCAAAATGAAGATATTAGCAAACCTATCAGCAGATGATCCCTGGAAGGGAAGAACAACAGAAGACAATGAATAAGTACCTCCAGATCCCGTAAACCATTGCAAAAAGGAACAATTTGCAAATGGTGTGGTTGTTGGAATATTCAAAGTTGCTGCTGTACCAGCCCAAAAGATGCTAAGCATCCATGTGGTGCCTGGTTCCGCAGTGAATGAGAAAGTGTTACCTCCTACTGTGAGAGGAAGTGAACCACTTGCTGTTACGGTGGACAACCCAAAAGGAGCTGCCCCAGCACAATTAGAACGAACAACATGAGCGGAAGCAATATCACCACCAATGGTTAAAGGTAAAATTGGTTTGAAAAACTCAATTTCATAACTAACCCAAAGTTCACCAAGTGTTACCACTGGATTAGCTTGGGTAGCTAATTGGAAATTACCCCAATCATATAACCTAAGGTCTTGATTTGCTGGCACAGCTCCAGTTCTAACATAACGTTGCTTCAAAGTAGTCTGATCAACAGCACATTCCAAACCATGCATCATATTTACAGTTGGTTTAGTGGAAACAGCAAACTCTGAATTCTCCATTTGTGCTTTTGTGGTAAAAGACAAAGCATCCGCATTATAGTTAGTTGCTAAAACAATCACGCCCGGTTGTCCATTAGTAACAAAATCAGTCAACAATGACCTGAATTCGAAAACTAATCCCTTAATTCGGAACTCTTGGAAATTCTGCGCTACGGTAGATAACCAAGGGAAAGTAGAAGCAATTCCTGGATTCAATGGGAAAGTCAAATTAGTAAAAGCTGCTGTACCAGTAATGTCTTGGACATACTCTCTATGAGCAATTACAGTACTATGCTTTCCTGTTCTGAATTGAGGAATCTGGGCTGAGTTTAAAACAGTATTGGTTTTAACGGGTGGTCCAACTACTTCGTAGTCGCCACTTCCAAAAATGGAACCGATTAAGGAACCAGCTGTTTTACCTATGGCATGCCCTGCATTACCAAAGCCAAACATTCCACCTAAAGACTTACCTATAATGCTTCCAGTAGAAGCAAAAGGTTTGTCAGATTTCTTTCGTTTGACACTCATGTTTTGCAATTTTTGCTCAAGACTCTTGATCTTGGCGAGTTGATTGCTAACTCTTTTTGGTTTATTATTCTTTTTAGTCATTGTATTGGATACCTGATGACTACAGGGACTGTACATCCAAGCTCTACCATTCTTACTATTTTGTTCATAGTAATAGGGGGAAACCGTGCAGTCTCTCGGCGTTTGAGTTAGCACCATTAAATGGTTTTGGTTTCTAAAAGAGTTGAACCCAATAGGTGAAGCATCAACCTTAAACTGGTTTAACCATCCACTAGCTGCAATTACAGAAAGTAGAAAACCTAATTTCGGGGAGTGTCGATGTTCAAATTTAAACTGCTCCATACGAGCATCAAGATCTCCTTGATCTGATGGATTATAATGCAGTAAACTAAAAAGTTGCTTGACATGATTAATGGGATAGCATGTCCCATCTTTATAGAGTTGAGAACAAAATGTAAACTCGTCCACAGAACTAGTTTTAATTTCTTTGATCTGTTTTCCTAACAAAGCATATTCTCGGATTACAGTAGCATTATCTGCTAACTCTCTTTCCAACGAGTCGTCCCCAGCTGCCTTACAGTGGCCTTCTGTCTGAGAAAGTTTTAAACTTCCTTCCAATTTGAAAGCAATTTGCAGATGATTAAGGACACGAACTGCTGAGTTAGTACTTGCTGTATTATTCCATCCCGACGGCATTATGCCAAGATAAACTTGAGCAAAGCACGTTCCATCCGAAAGTACGAATACTTTGAATTGTATCACAAAGTAATAGGCTTTGGAAACCTTATACCAATTGGTTTTAAAACCATTGTTCAATAAGGCTCGACGGAAAAGGTCTAAATCAAAATCAGGCGGCTTCATTGAGAAGTCCCACCCCTGTATATCATTTTCTTTAATTTTATAAAGGGTTTTGAAATGTTCCTTAACAGCATGGAGAAACTGTTCAATCTTCTCATCTGAAAAACCGATTCCAGGCTGAGAAGGAATAGAATCCCACTCCTCTATTTCTCTTTTGTTTTGGGCATCAAAGAGTAAACTGCCGATCAAGTTATCTATAAGTGAAACACTATAGATTAACCTAACACGATCTTCGGACAATTTTGTTGTTTTATGGGGTTCATTTTTCACAAAGATCTTAACTGGATCAATGACACCCATCCTTACTAAATCAGTAGGTAGATAATCTTGTGTAAGGTCAAGATTAGCTAGCAGGCGGATTCTCGAAATCACTGCCTCAACAACCCACTCGAGGTGAGTGTTGAGCAGACTCCGATTATCGTGGGCAAGTAAGTTTCCCGGAATTCCAGGAGACGAGTCTGGTTTGACTGCATACTTGCAGAGAGTACGTATTCTAAGGTCAATTTCCGAATAATCTGGTTCTGATTCGGATACTCCTGTAAAACCTGACGGTACTCTCGTAGACGGGTAATGAGATTGTATAATTTCTCCTGCTTCCTTGTAAAACTGACTACTAGGACTCTCTGGCTGGTAGAGGACTCTGGTTGACTGTTTAAGGAGGCTAAGATACTCTGACTTGGAATCTCGGGGTGGCCACTGGTACTGTGCAAGATCTTCGTATATTTCTTTGGCTTGGTCGTAATAACGATTTTCTTTGCTTCGCTTAGAGTGTCCTCCTTTAGATTTAACCTTTCCAACTTCATAGATTCCAATTCCATTCTCAATTGCCTTATCTCTTCTGCCCCTGAGGATATCTCCTTCTTCGAATCGATATTTTCCGAGCAATTGCATATTCTGCTGGAATGCTCTCGCTTTATCAAGGGGTAAGTCAAAGAAGGGTCCTGAAAACCCTCAGTATTACTGAAGTTAACTGGTACATCTTTTTCAAAAATCATATTGGGGTATTTAGTGTGAAGCTCTTCTTCATCTTCTGCTAAATCAAGATGATCTCTAATATCTCTATCATCAATAGTATAATGGCCGGATTTCTTATCTATTCTAATCATTAGACGGTTACCATTATCAGTAACAAAAGTTATAGTACGGTCTGTATGTCGTCTTTTCATAGTTTCAACATACTTATCATTCAAATTAGGCATGTCTGACTCTCTATACTCATCAAGTATAGCACGAATGAATGCATAACCAATACGATAACCAATGTTAGAAGTCCCTAATCGACTGGCGCCACTATGGATCCCAATAACTTGGGTACCTGCAATAATTGGTCCTCCAGAAAATCCTTTTACAGAACTTGCTAAATGATTGAGCTGGTAAAACCCATCTGAATGGATGGTTCTACCAGTTCCGGTAGATAAACAACCTTGATTGAAACCAAATACAGTAACTGCATTAATTTCATTAGGTTCTTTAAGACATAACGTTAACTGTTTCATAGATAATGCTGAAAAGACGCTATCGGGTACCTCAATACAAACTTGATCAAGGTCATTAACGCCTGAATAGAAAATCATTTTCCAACTTGGTAGGAACTCAATCCTGACTCCTGACTTACATATATAAAACTTTCTTACACCCTGTTGAGCTATAATATCGTCATATATGTGAGCAGCTGTGAAAATACAATGATTAAGTTGATCTAACCTAAAACAGGTACCTACAATATTAAATTCATTACCAAAATCTAAATAACCAATACCAGCAATTGCATTCACAATTGCTCCCTTGGTTGTTTCTACTTTGGTAATCTTACTTGTAAAAACCATTTCAGGAATAACTTCAATAGTTGTATCAGTTCCTTGGGAGACTGAAACTGAATCATTTCTTGATAACACTGCTTGAGCCAGTGTATCAGAGAAATAAACCTTAATTCCAGTAGAAACTGATTCGACATACATGCCATGCTTGTCCTTGAAGATTTCTCCATCATCCAAGGACATAGAAGAGCATGTATTAATCTTTCCTATTTTCCTAACATTTCTAACATAATAAATAATGAAACAAAACATATCAACTAACTTAAAGAAAGGATATGTTAACAAATATCGCAAACAAAATTTGCACAAACGCAAAAATGGTATAAAACCATAAAGGCAAACGTTGTAAACAATACACAATAAAAGCAAGTAAAACACTAATTTTAAATCTGAATCAGCTACACCAAGTGTAGACTGAGTGGAAGTCACAAATGAAC